CCAACCGGGAAAATTCCGAGGGCTTGATGAAGTCACCGGAATTCAGATACTGTATGTGGCATGGCGACAGCTAGTGCCCATACCAGTATTACGAGCTGAAGTTGTCCCAGAAATGGGAAACAAAGCCCGTCATGTAACACTTTCGGACTATTGGCTTAATGTGTTACAGTCACCATTGTCTCATCTATTGATTGACGCAATGATGTATCACCCCTCCGTCTTCTCCAGTTTTCACCGACAGGATCAAACCTGGGAAGCCGTGAAGGGTATGTGTCTAAAGAAGCAGCTATCGCTGCCGCCAGGACACGCAGTGTTGAGTAGTGACCTAAAGGATGCTACCAACGCTCAACAATGGAGCATTACGAAAGCGATGCTCCAAGGGTTTATAAGAGGCTTTGGACTATCGTTCAGTGACTCTTATGTAGAACTGGTACTAGGTACGATAGGACCTAGGCTAGTTCTTTTCCCGGACGACACTAGCGTGTTATCCAAGGTCGGAATTATGATGGGTGAGGCTATCGCTAAACCCTCATTAACTCTACTCAATCTATCGATTGAGGAATTAGCATTTCTGGACCATACTAATGGTCTAGATCTGCTATCAACAAGTGATCCAGCACCCTATAGGGACTGGAGATACTTGCACATAGGAGGTGACGATCATCTAGCGATGGGACCCATCCCCTATTTAAACCTGATCACGGATTATCATCTTAGAGCAGGTTCACACATATCTCCGGGGCAACATGGTTACTCCAGGATATGTGTTAAGTATACTGAGAGGCTTGTAAATCTACAGAACCTACGGTATAAACAACCCTTCAACAGAGAAGACTATAGTCGATCCATTATCGTGGACTCTGTAAAGGTTAGACTCCTTGAACGTGGTCAATCGACTATGCTCAAGAAGGACAACAAGAATGTTGCGATTGGTAAATCGGAACAGCTTGGTGGATGTCTTCAATGGTTACCTACCGATAACCGATTTTGGACATATACGAAGAAGGCAAGTATTCGAGCCCTATTCGTTGAACGCATGGGGAGCCTACTACCTCGACAGAGTGTAAACCCACGTGCGTTTGCCGCTATCCATCTACCTAGTAAGATAGGTGGGTACGGTTTAGGCCTTAAGGACGAACTACAAAAGTGGTTGGCCCTTGCGCCTGAGCCCCACAGATGGCTTATATCTAAGGCATCTGTTGGGATAAATGTTAAGAAAGATCTGAAAATATTCAGAAAGCTTAACACTAATACTTCTAGCCGGGGAGTCGAAAGTATTCTTGACTACCAGCAGAAGATCATTGATCAGTTGAGTGATTACCCAACTTACATCAATGCAATTTCGTGGTGGGAGTTGAAACAACAGTTTCCAGACCCCACGAATAACGCTAAGAGGACAATAGCCCTCGCCGCGGATTCGGGAATTCTCTCTATCGAGGAATTCACGAAGAGAGTCACCAGAGGAAATCTCTTCCAGGAACTCTTACTCGGAAAGAAGGACCTAAAGGTCTTTAATACGAGGAAGTACACCGAAACGTATAGAAATATAGTTTGGAAGTACTGTGAACAGGAGGGAATGGCCGATTGGTCAGACTACCCTGTTTTAACCAGCTCAGAGATTGCTAAAGTAATCGATGAGATGGTACCCCAGTGGTATTTTGATATTAATCAAATTACCACTTTCGACATCGGTCTCTATGACCCGGATACGGGTGAAGAGACTTATGAGTTTGTGGATGGGACATACGATAGTATGTTTACTAAGGGACTACCGTCACTCAGTATCCCACCCAGAAAACTGGGGATCAGAATCAATAGATCCTAGATCCCTTGTCAGTTTGGACTTACTTTGGGTATCCCGAAGGAGGCCAAAAATCCTTACCGACTGCAGTTCATGCTTTCT